TGACTGCTGATTTGGCAAACAACTCAAACGGCAACGTCACAATCATTGGTTTGATTACCAACATTGATACATCTGCTTACACGGATGGCGCTCAACTGTATTTGAGTGGAACAACTGCTGGAGCTTTAACAGCAACCAAAACATACGCACCTATTCATTTAGTCTATGTTGCAGTTGTTGAATATGCTCACCCAACTCAAGGTAAGTTGTTTGTCAAAGTACAAAACGGTTATGAGTTAGATGAAATTCATAACGTCAGTGCCCAAAGTCCAAGTAACGGTCAAACAATCATCTACAACGCTACAACATCGTTGTGGGAAAAAGGAACACTGACACCCGGTACTGGTATTTCAGTTTCTAACGGTGCTGGTTCTATTACGATTGCCAACACTGGTGTTACTTCAGTTACTGGAACTGCCCCTGTATCGTCTTCCGGTGGTGCTACTCCTGTAATCAGCATGGCTGCTGCTACAACCAGTGTTAATGGTTATTTAACTAGCACTGATTGGACTACGTTTAACGGTAAGCAAGCTGCGTTGGTAAGCGGCACAAACATCAAGACAGTTAACAGTACAAGTCTGTTGGGCGCTGGTAACTTGGCAGTTGGTACGGTTACATCGGTTGGTGGAACAGGGACCGTTAACGGTCTGACATTGACAGGTACTGTTACTTCAACAGGTAGTCTGACTCTTGGTGGCACTTTGGATTTATCTAGTCCTCCTGCAATTGGTGGAACAACACCTGCTGCGATTACCGGAACGACAATTACTGGAACTACCTTTGTTGGTATCTCTGGAGGAACATTCTGATGACTACAGCAGGTATTTACAGTAACGTAGCGCAGTCAGCGGGGCTATATGCCACTACGTCTACCACCTTTACCGCCAGCACTGCATTTCAGCTATACGCTTTCTACGTAAGTTCTGTGGCTCCGTCGACACCAACTGGTGGTTCATGGAGTTTTGAAACAAATACAGGAACTGCCCCAAGTGGTTGGACATTAGTTCCGCCATCTAACCCTGGCACAACGGTATGGGCATCAATTGCCTTTGTAGATTCTGCAAGTACAGCAGCATTGGTTTGGTCAACCCCTGGTCAGATGGCCTACTCTATGGGTAGCGGCATCCAAGGTGGCACTTTTTAAGGAAACAACATGTCGCAAACTGGATACACACCAATCCAACTTTATTATTCGCCAACAACAACCAATACACCAACTGCTGGTAACTTGGCTGCTGGTGAACTGGCTATTAATACTGCTGATGGCAAGTTGTTTTACAAAGACAGCTCAAATGCTGTTCAAGTGTTGGCTACCAAAGCTGCTGCGGCTGGTTTGTTTACTGGCACTGGCACTATCCAAGTCCCAGCAGGTACTACTGCAAGTCGACCAACTCCTGCACAGGGTATGTTCCGTTACAACACTGATCTGAGCCAATTTGAAGGCTATGACGGTGCTAATTGGGGCGGTATTGGTGGCGCACAAGCTGGTGGTGCAATTCAGGTAAACAAAGACACTGCGACTGTCAGTTATACAATTGCAACTGGTTCTAATGGTTTTTCTGTTGGGCCTATCACTTTGGCAAGTGGAATCTCGGTAACAGTAGCTTCAGGCCAAAAATGGTTAGTTGTGTAAAGGAAAATAAATGAGCACTATTTCAAGTTCAACAACTACCACGACCGGATTTAAGGTCACATCTGACACCACAGGAACATTGGTGCTTCAAACAGGTGCTACGCCTACTACTGCCGTAACCATTGACACATCGCAGAACACAGTATTGGCGGGGACAATTCGCATGGCTGCTTACACAGTGGCTACGCTTCCTGCTGCTGGAACTGCTGGACGCAGGGCTTATGTTACTAATGCATTAACTCCAGTATCTCTTTCTGCTGTTGTTGGAGGTGGAACAGTAACTGTTCCCGTATTTGACAATGGTTCAACTTGGATTGTGGGGTAAAACATGGCATCAACTATTCTTGCCGACAACGGCGTATCAAGCGGCTCTGCTGGATTGAAATCTAGTGCAGATAGCACAGGCGTTCTTGCTTTACAGACTACTACGTCTGGCGGCACTGCGACTACAGCGGTAACTATCGACACAGCACAGAACGTTGGTGTGGGTGTTACTCCTAGTGCTTGGAGTAGTCAAAAAGCGATTGAATTACCAAACGGCGTTGCTTTGGCTTCTTACACCGCTGGCGTAAATATTGGTCAGATGTTTACCAATGCTTATTACAACGGCACAAGCTACATATATAAAAACACAGATTACGCTGAACTGTACGCTCAACGTCAAGGGCAGCATATTTGGTACAACGCAGCTTCAGGCACAGCAGGTAACGCCATCAGCTTCACTCAGGCGATGACGCTGGATGCCAACGGTAACTTGCTGGTGGGGACTACAACAGCACCAAATGCGACGTTTCTTTCAAAGTCAAACTTTATCGGATTACAAACATCAAACCCTGCTGACTCTACAAAATGGCGTCAAATAGTGTTTGCCAATAATTCTGCTGACGCTACTTTATATTTTCCGAACGGAACGAACACGGCAACTCTGTCGTCGGCAGGGGCGTGGACTAACGCTTCTGATGCTCGCCAAAAGACAAACATTGTTGACATCAAGTACGGCCTTGACACGGTATTAAATGTTCAGCCACACAGCTATAACCGTACTGACGTTGAAGGCGAGTTTATTGGTTTTGTGGCTCAGGAACTCAAAAAAATTATTCCTGAAGTTGTTTTTGGTTCTGATGAAACATCGTATAGCGTGGACTATGGTTCACTTGTTGCGGTAGCCTTTAAAGCCATCCAAGAACAACAAGCCATGATCCAAACTCTCACCGAACGCATCACCGCACTTGAAGGGGCACAAGCATGACGACTGTAATTTCCGGCACAAGTGGCCTCACGTTCCCTGATAACAGCACACAAGCTGTAGGCTTCTACGGCTTCAAGAACCGTGTCATCAACGGCGGTATGGTGATTGCACAACGAGGCACGGGTGCAATTACGGCTGACACAACAGATCAGTTTCCAGTAGATCGTTTCAAAACAAACGGCTCTACATCTGGAAAGTACACGGCACAGCAAAACGCTGGATCAGTAACGCCGCCCGCTGGTTTTACAAACTATCTTGGTTGTACTTCGTCTTCTGCGTATTCTGTTCCAACAGGTGAAGCGTATTCAATCAACCACATTGTTGAAGGTTACAACGTAGCTGATTTTGGATGGGGAGCTGCTGGCGCTCAAAACGTTACCTTGTCATTTTGGGTTCGTTGTTCGCTTACAGGGACGTTTGGCGGTGTTGCTAGAAACGGTGCAGGAACCCGCAGCTATCCTTTCACTTTTTCAATCAGCTCTGCAAATACTTGGGAACAGAAAACCATCACAATTACAGGCGATACATCGGGCACTTGGTTAACCACTAACGGTCAAGGTCTTATTTTGGTGTGGAGCCTTGCTTGTGGAGCAACATACCTAGGGACTGCTGGCGCATGGGGTGGCACAACCTATTTTGGCGCAACAGGACAAACAAACGTGCTCGGCACATCCGGAGCCACCTTCTACATCACAGGCGTACAGCTTGAGAAGGGCAGCACAGCCACATCGTTTGATTACCGTCCTTATGGCACTGAGTTGGCTTTGTGTCAGCGGTATTGCGTTGTTCAAGGCGGCACAACTTCCAACGATCTTATGATGACAGGATCAGGCAACACGTCTGTTCTGTCCTCGCAAACGTTTAGACCTTCCGTTTCTTTCAGGGCTGTACCGAGCTTGGGTTATTCCGCGTTGACAGACTTTCAAATACAGATTGTTGGAGGTACTGCGCCGAACCCGACATCGCTGAGTTTGATAAGCGCTATTTCGTCTCCGCAGTACATTTATTTGGATTGTGGAATTGCGTCTGGCGGGGTGGCGGGAGCTGTCCACTTTTTGCGGGCCGCAAATTCAAACGCACGTTTAACTTTCTCTGCGGAGCTATAAATGAACACTTATAAGATTTTCAACGACAGCAATGGTCAGCCAACCTCCGTCCTTAGAAACGGAAACACGTCGATCCCATTCGACCCCGCCAACACAGACTACCAAGCCTATTTGAAATGGCTGGAAGAAGGCAACACACCGGAAGCTGCTGATGATCAAGCTTGAACTTCCTGTTGATGCTGTAAACATGATCTTGGCAGCACTAGGTGAACTACCTGCCAAGACAAACGCTATGGCGCTTATGCTGCTCATCAAAGAGCAAGCCGATCCACAAGTACCTCCTCCTGAAGAAAAGCCATGAGTGATAACTACACCCGCGCCCGTACCCCATTCGTAAACATGTCCTTCACACCGGACGTGCCAAGCAATGCTTTGGGTGCTAATGAGTACAACAGCGGGTTGAACGTTGAAGCTGACGTTCGTGGTGTCAAGAAGATCTATGGTGAACAGGAAATCCTGAACTCCATTCCAGGAAACTGCATTTTTCTTGATGGTGGCTTTCGAGGCACTACTTGGACCTATATTGCTGCTACTCGCGAAGGCAAGTGGTACAAGATCACTTCTGCTGGGGTGTCCAACATTACACCTGGAGTTGGAGCCAATCCAAACGTAGCATTGTCTGGCTATACAGATGACACGAACATCACCACATCATGGGTAGGTAGTGTTTTCTTTATCAATGACAGTCTGCGTCCTCCAATGTATTTCTTGCAGACAGCTACAGAGATCTACATTTACGACCAAGCTCCTGATAACTACATATGGAACTATGACGTAGGCGTTTCAGCAACTCGTGCTGAGTTTGTCCGTAACTTCTCTTCTCCAAACGTTGGCAACATCTTGGTGGCTGGTAACCTTACAAAAGATTACACGGCAGGTGGTACTGTTAACTACCCAACCACTATCCGTTGGTCACAAGCCTTTGCCAATACTGGTGTACCTGCTACTTGGATGCCTACTCTTAGCAACGTTGCTAACGAGCAAGAAGTTCCTGTACGGGGTCCATTGATTGATGGTTTCTTTTTGGGAGCCAACTTCTACCTGTGCAGCTATTGGGACACGGTTGTCATGTCTCCAATTGCCTATCAAAACAGCACAGCACCTGTCTTTGGCATTCGCCTGTTCAACCAGGGTCGTGGCTTGATGCACAACAACTGCTGGTGCAATACTGACTCTGAAGTCTATGGTGTCGACAGCCGGGATATCTGGGTGTTTGATGGGTCTGATTTCCAGCCATTGGGCAACCAGCGTGTGCGTGATTACTTCTTCCGCAATCTGAACAACACCTATTCTGATCGCATGTTTGTGATCAACAACACGCAAAAGAACCAAGTCGAGATCTATTATCCTGACCTGACTTCTACTGGCTGGTGCAACAAGATGCTGTCATATCGCTATGACTTGAAGATCTGGAATGCTCCTAAAGACATTGCCAACGCCTGTATGGGTTGTGAAGCTCCTGTCTACACTGGTGGAGCGTTTAAGTTTGCCTCTAGATGCGTTGCATACGCCCCAGGAGGCACTGCAAGCAGCAAGGTGATACAAACAGGTCAAGGCAATTCTTTTATCAACAACGGGGCTATTCCTACGTTGTTCCAACGAGATAACCTTGTCTTGCAAACAGAAGATGGTCCTGTTCCTTATTCGTCCAAAGTCTATGCTCACAGGTTATTGCCTGAAGTTGCAGGTACTGGCAATCTGAACATTACTGTTGGCGGGGCTAACTCAACTGCTCAATCGCCTGTTTATGGCGCTACAGAAGTTGTAGCCATCGTTACTGACAATCCTTGGGTGACAACACAGCAAAACAACGTTCGCACCTTGTCGGTCAAAGTAGAATCAAACGATGCCACCAATGCGTGGAATCTGACTGCTTTGAACTGGCAGACAACTATTGTTGAGGATGCGTTCTAATGCCATTCTTTCTTGACGGCAATCCAACTCAGGGAGAAATCTCTGAGGCAGTTAACTACCTTCTGAGTAACTTTACCCAGAACGTTAGTGCTGACCCCGCTACAGGTCAAATTACTGGTCCTACAGGCGAAGGTGTTGGATATCTGTACAAGTATATGGATGTCAAATATGCTGATAGTTTTGACGGTACGTTGAACTTTAGCGATACACCAACAAACCGTGGATATTACGGTCTTCGTAATAACGATTCTTCTGTTGAATCTACAGATCCTGCTGATTATGTTTGGTACAAAGTAACTGGTGGTTTTGGTGTTTCTAAATTCCTGTATTACCTGACTACAGGTGGCAGACAGATTCAGTTCTCAGTATCTACATCAGTTCCTAATGCTGGATGGATTCAAGATACTGGCGCTGCGATTGACTTGGATATAACCACCAGAACCAATGCCGTGGCTAACTTTGTTGTTATCCGTGTGGCAAATAGTTCTGCTGCTCCAACAGATTCTGAATGTATATCTGCTATTGGTCGTACTCCAATATCAGGAGATATTTGTACTGTTAACTACAACAGCGGCATTTACTCAATCACATACAAATACACAACTGGTTGGGCTGTATTTCAAAAGTACATTACTGGCGATCTTATCGTTGCCAATAGTATTGTTGGTAACAATATTGCAGCTAACACTATTACAGCAGATAAACTATATTCAACTTATATACAAGTTGGAGGTGCTGCTAGTGATGTTAATAGTGGCGTTACTACTATTAGCGGTGGAAAAATAACAGCAAATTCTATTGCTGCTGATAGATTATCTGTTTCTCAATTGTCTGCTATTACAGCCAATATGGGAACAATTACTGCTGGCGATCTTAGTGTTGGTAGTTCTCCTACTATTAGTGGCACAACCATGACTGGTATTGGCGCTCATTTATATAACACTGGAAATTTTGCGTTTGGGAATTCAACTACAAATGTTGTATTTGATGGATCTCAAGTTTATTTAAATGGTTTTGCTAATGCTACAACGGCTGTAAGTTCTGGCACTCCCAATGTGCCATCAACTCCAACAACTATTATGACATTTACAGTGTCAAAGCAAGTTCCTCTTATATTAGGAGTTACTGGATCTATTAATACATATTTAGATGGACCAGCTTTTACTCCAACATACTGTAACTTTACGTTGTTGTTTCAAGTATATGATTCAACTGGTTCTATTGTTACTAATGCAAATTTGGGCGCTAATGCTGCTACTTTTCCATTTAATTGGCAACTTACTGGTATGCCAAGTATGAGATATGGGTTAGAGCAATCATATGGGTCTAGTATTCTTATAAATCTGCCTGTTGGAACATATACTTTAAGAGTATCTGGAATTTCAGCTTTTTATTCATCAACTGGAACAAATTCTTTGGCTACTTATTATCAAGGAAGTTATAAAGCTTTTGTTTATCAGGCCACTATTTAAGGAAAAAACATGGGTGGATTCTCAGCACAAGTACAACAGCCTCAAACTACCCAATCCGGTAGTGGCAAGATGGGTGGCTATCAAGATCAATTAGCTGCCCCCGAAGACTATCAACCACAACAGCGATATCAACCTCAACCCATGGGTAAAGGTGGTGTACAGACTAATTCTGCGACTTCTGGTCAACCAAGAGCTGGAATGCCCAATCAGTACTCAAATACTGTCGGACAGTGGGATAATGCACAAATACAACCTCAACAGCCAATACATGGCGGGAAAGGCAAAGGCTAAATATGGGCGGCGGTAAATCATCTGGTAGTTCGGCTCCAGTAGTAACTCAAGAACAAAAAGACCTTCTTAAAGCCCAAACTGGGTTTTTAACAGGTACAGCACTTCCTGCTTATCAAAAGACCTTGGGCATGGCTAATCAAGCCTATGCTCAATCTAATCCCACTGCACAACAAGCTGCCAACACTGCCATGAATGTGGCTGGTCAAACAGGCGCTTTACAGCAAGCTGGCGGCACAGAGGCTTATGGAGCTGGTTT